AAAAACTCCTGCCAATAATTTAAATTCACACTTCATCGCCACATACAATCTTTTATGTATGGCTGACATGACTCTGGAACCACGTTCTAAGAGAGCTATGGTCGTACCAACCGCTGCTTGTTGGTTGCCGTCACCGACCTGCATGTCAGCTATGGCGGCAAATCGTTGCCCTGCCTGTACCACAATACCCATCAACTGTAATAAAGTTGGTGAGGGTTCTTTAAATGGTAATGGCATAAATGCATCCTTGATACTTCCTCCAGGTGCATCCACATCTCTGAATTCTCCAGGTTGGATTGCCTGCGCTTCATCTCTTACTCGTATTCCTCGTTGTTTAAATCCTGCTGGTAAATTACTTAATGTACCCGCATCTAGTAGTTGTCTTAGTGCAGTAGTTGCCGTTCTAGACAAACCACCGATCATATGAATTAATCCAAAACCATAAAAACCTAATCCAGGTAGAAATTTAAAATGTACAAAGTACTCTATTTTAAGTTTTTGTGGATCGTTAGCTTGATAGTTTCTTCTAATTGATAATATTTGTCTGCTACCCATTTCAAGAGTTACAATATATGGAAGTTTAATTCCTGTTGGCTCTCCTGTTGAGTCTTTATCTTCAAAACCTTCTAAATCTAAGTCGGTATGAATTTCTAAAATAGTAAAGATGTCTTCATCTCTAGTTTTTTTAATTCCTTCTAATTCTCTTTCTTTTTTCTCTACTTCTGTTTCTTCGTTATAACCTGGTGTTAATTCTATGTCTTGGTAAAAACCAGAAATTTGTTTTTTTCTTAATTCATTTTCTGACATTTTAATTACATGCACAACAGCTTCAGCATCTTCTAAAGAAGTTGCAGTATACGGTACTACTAAATCATCAGCTGGTACAAATTTTGAGACGGCTCTGCCAAGTAGTTCATCGTAATAAACTTTCTTGAACGCAGAGCCGGCAAGAGGGAGATAAAAAAGCATTTGATCGAACTCGGGTTCGTACTCCTTCATCACATCCATGAGCTGATAGTTCATGAATTCTTTAACTCGGTTTGATTGCTCTTCTCGGGCTCTATCTGCAAGTCCAATTATTTGAGTATGTACTGGACCTGTAGCCGGTAATAATTCTTTGTAAGCTTGTGCTTGAAATTGTGTGACTGCTTCAGCAAGCACGGGGTGAGTTGCACCACTTGCTCCTTGAAACGGTTGTGTTGGATTTTCATATTTAAATCCTAAAAGATCTAAACCTTTTGTATAACTATCTTCCCATGCTTTTCTAGAAGATTTATATTGCATGTAGTTTGCTGCAAGTTCAGAACCTAATTTACCTAAAACATCTTCTGGTAATAGTTCTGCTAAATTATCAAAGTGTGATTCTGTTCCTGGTTGATTAACTGCTTCAGGATCAAAATTAATTGTTGCGCCACCATCTTCTTCTTGTGTTACTTGAATATCATCAGGACCAACTTGTTCGTCGATGGTTTCTTTTTCCATCTCTAAAACTTCTTCTTCTCCTGGTACTTTAATTTCAGTCTCTACGTTTGGTAGGGCTTTGTCTATATCTGCCATTTATATTCTCCGAGTTCTTGATTGTTGTAGCTTGTTTTGTAGGAACATTCAACCCCTGTGAGTCGGGTCCCTTCAAAGGAGGGATTTCCTTCCATTTGACGTGTTGCATATTTATCACAAGTGTTTTATTTTTCATTATTTAAAAAAATCCTCATCTGATCTATCTTTACCAGTAAATAATTTGTAGCCTTGATAACCAAGTGTTCCAAGTGTTGCTAGTCCTGCACCAATAGACAATGCAGGTAATGCAGCTGTTCCTGCTAAACCTAATGACGCTATTCCTAATAGTCCTCTTGATGCTCCGGCTTTTGCTAAAGCTTTAACCCCAGGATTCATAAATGCTGCACCTAAATAATTTAATGGGTTCGTTGCAATTTCTTCTGCATCTTTACCTGCTCTAATATCTTGTGCTACATAACCAGCTGCTGATGGTAGTGCTACGATCGGTGCACCCAATGCCCATAAACCTTTTCCAAGTACACCTTTGTTTAAACCGATTGCAGACATAACTCTTCCTCTACCTCCCGGTAATGGTCCAGTTTCTCCAACACCTCTAGCTCTTTGATAAACACCTTTTGCAATCGGTGCAGTTAATCCTGCTGCTCCAGCAAGTTCTACTTTAAATTGATTATCTAATAAAAGATTATTTTCAACATACTCACCTCTATCTTCTACGTCAGAGATAATCATTCCTTCCATCTGACTATCGTTAGTTAGATATGTACTAGGATCATCATTTTTAAATTGTTTTACTAACGCACCAGCTCCAGCGCCTGCGGCTACGGTACCAAGGCCCAGGGCAATCTTACTTGCTAAGCCACCTCTAAGTAAATTTGGATTTTCTTTTAGTGCTGTTAAAAATTTAGTTCCTGAGTTTTTAATTTTATTAAATGCACCGCCTGCATTAGATTTATTAATTTCTTGCGCTAATCTTTTAGGGTCTTTTTCAAGTGCATCATTAACCGCATCTACGCATTTTAATGCTGGTCCGCCATTAGCTCTTCCTTTAATTATTGATAGTTCACAAATGTCACCACCTGCTCTAGCGTTAGCTTTTGCATCATTAATAAACTTTATTCCTAATTTTTCTGTTAAATCTTGAACTATGTTTGGATTTACTTTAGCTGCGTCTTTAAATAATTTTACAGTTTCTCTTTTTGCTACACCAAGTCCTTTACCCGGAGTAACACTTTTTTGAGCTATACCTAAACCTTCTTGTCTTGCTCCTATTTTTTTTAATTCATAATTAGCAAGTGCAGAAGAAATTTCTCCTCTGTTTAATCTATTCATAATAGTTGCAGCCTGAGTATTTTTTATCTGTGTTAACAATTGAAAATTTTTAGTAGGTTCTTTAGAAATTAATTCTTGATGCTGTAAAGTTAAAGCATTATTTTTAAAAGTTTTTATTGAAGCATTTCTATCTGTAGTAAAAAAATTATATATTTCATTATATGTTGGAACTCTTTCATATTTTGAAAAATAACTACCTAATAACTTATCTGGAGATTCATACTTAAATTTTTTTGCAACTTTGAAGAAACCTTGCATATCTGCATAGTCAGGGTGCTGTGTAATTACTTTTCCTGCAAGAGCACCAGATTTACTTAAATTATAATCAACATGTGTATATAATTGATTTTTTCGAACATCGTTTACACCAACAAATTTATTATTTTTATCAAACACAGTTGTGTAAGTTCTTTCTTCTAATGGTATGTTTGCTTTTTCTTGCCTTTCCGCGGCAATCTTCATGTAGTTAATTAATCTGTTGGCATCTTTTTCAGGATAGTATCCTTGTCTTGGTTTATACTTGACGTCTTTTCTTTTTAACCCTTTCATTCGTAGTGAAAGTTTTTGTTTCTGACCCGACGTTAAATCAGTGTACTCAGCTAAAGTGTAGGGTAATCCAGTTCTTGGATTAATTGGTTTTTTCTTTTCTAATAATTCTCTAGTTTTAACATTTATTCTTTTTGACAATCCTTCTTTTTTAAAAAAAGATGTTGTTTCACGAGGATTTTTTTCGTTAGCATATGCTTGTTTAATTCTTGATTTAGCTTTTTTATCTGCTTCCTCCCACTTATTAAAACCTTCGGCTTTAATATATTTTTTATATTTTCTATTTATTTCTTTTGAACTAAGTCCTCTACCTGTTTCTAATTTTCTTTCTGCAATAGCGTCTAATGCTTCGTCCATTGTGTCAAAGATACCATTTCTACCATTGTTAGATGTCAGCGTTCTAGAAAATAAATCATCTCCCGTAGATTTATAGTTTTTAGTAAATAAATCTCTTACAATGTATTTTCCTTTAAATTCTTTTTGAGTGCTTAAAAATGGAGCTTGAGCCATTAGACCTCCAGGATCTTAGCTAGTCCGCCTTTTGCTGCTTTGAAAGGTGATTTATACGACTTCATAGAATTTAAAAACATTTCAATTAATTCATCAACTGTTTCTTTTCCAGTTAATTTTACACCACCACCAATAAACATTTCTGCTCGTTCATAATCGATTTGATTTTTACCAGGAATTCTAATTTTATTTATAAATTCTGCAGCTTGTAATCCTTGCGGCATCTCAGCAATGTTATCATACATACCATAGCTTCCTGGACCTGATGTATCTCTTGTTCTAATAAATTTCTCAATAACTTTTTTATCAACGTCTCCTAAAAATTTTTCAGTAATTGGTCCTGTTCTAAATGTTTCTTCTTGCTTAACAAGATCCACATCATCAGCACCTCTTTTAAACATATTTGCAATACCTGAAAATACGCTTTTACCTAATTTAAAACCGGCTCGACCACCATCTGCATAATCTAAACCTAGTCTTTTCTTAATCTCTAATATTCCGTCAGGAAACTTAGCTGGATTTTTTAAAACTTGATTTAGCATTTTAAAGTATGCTGTTTTCTCCGGACCTACCATAGTTCTATCCATTGCAAGTTCTCTAAATAATCTTGTAATATCTTCTGCCTCTAAACCATATTCACGTAGTGCTTGGTATCCCATTTTTTCTCCTGCATCGACAGATTTTTCAATAGCTTTTGCTTTTTTCATAAGACCGAAAGCTTTACCTGCTGATTTGCCAAATCTAAAACCAGCTCGACCACCGTCTGCTAACTCATCTATAAATTTTGCAGTCATTCTATCAAACCTTGGATTGTCCGGTCTTAATCCTGCAGCGTCTGTTA